AGACCAACTACTTCTCTAGTGTCAGCTTCAAGTCTTACTTCAAAACTTCTAGTTTCTAATTCGGTCATTCCAGACCCTCTTTTCTTCTTACTTCTTCAGTTGTCATAAAGCCTGCACGAATAGCAGTTTCATACATGTTGAAACGGTTAGCCATGTCAGCACGGAACAGACCCTCAAAATTGAATTCGACTCTAGTGCCACGCGGTAAGCACTCACTTAGAGCATCCGAAATAGCATCGGTATAAGCCATGATTGTGTGACGGTAAAAGACTTGATTTTCATCTTGCAGATTCGTGTAAGTGTCACTAGATCCATCAACACCAGTCAAAAGCAGTCTCGCAGGAATACCGAACAGTCTCGCAATAGCCTGAACCTGCTGGACCTGAACATCCGTGAACATGGCATCTCTAGGGTTTAGTTGAACAGTCTGCCATTCAAAGCCTTGACCTAAAACAGCGACCTTGCGCTCGGACTGCTTAGCATGCCATCTCTCAGTAATCTCATTAGCATCTTCAGCACCAATAGGTTTATCGGTCTTTAGGATTCCAGTTGGAATACCAGCTTGACCAAACCAGTTAGCAGCAAAGTTACGAAGTTCCAAAGCACTAGCGATGTCTTTATTACAAGCGTCAATAGGACCAAGACCGCGCAGATATCCAACACGGCTAAATAGTTTTAGATGCTGGATGTCAGTTGTAGTAGTTGCGACCGGTGTGTCCTGATTCAACTGGTAGTCGTAATATTTCACACCATTGACCAGGCGAATTGTGACGGCACTAGCTGGGACCAAAGTTAGGTTATTTACTTGACCGTTAGATCCATAAGACTTTAGCCAAAACGCGTTGCCGTCAAGTGCCATAGAGACCACAGTCTGAAACAAGAAGTCACGCTTAGATTCTAAAAAGTTAGGTTTGTTTACTAAAACAGGGTTCTCAACTGGAACCTCTAAACCTGTCGCATAACGGAAAGTTTGCATAGGCATCTTAGAGATTGGAGTTGCGATGATTTGGATAGACCTGTAAACCGCGGTCAAAGTTAGAGCTTCATTTACGCCCACAGATGTGTCAGAGCGAGTAGGCCAAAGCGGAGTAGCAGAACGCGTTTCGCGGTCTCTACCCAAAAGTCTGGTAAATATATTTGCCATCTATTGTGGAACGTATAGCACGAAATGCTAAAAGTCAAAAAACTTGCAAGCCATATTCTTGGTGTGTCGCAGAAACATATAACGCCATAACAGTTGCCATCAAAGCGTCAATATCGCCAAGAGATTCTTTACGGCTAATGAACCAAGTCTCACCAGAATACTTAGCGATACCTTTAGGCGACTGCAACTGTAAAAGCGGATCATTACGGTGTTTGATTGTGCCAGCACTAAACATGGCATACACCGTTGAACATGCGCTAGAGATTTCCTTAGTCCACAACTGCCAAACAGGCAAGCCGTCTGCCTTTAGCAATTTAGCAAGATTAGGCAATTGACGGTCATCAACAGCGATAGCCGAAACGCCTCCCCTGGCATACAGTTCTCGAAGTCTGTTATAAAGAACTCTCTCAGTAGCACCAGCGAAAGTAGCAACCAACTCAGTTTCAAAAGTTCCATCCTCACATTTACGAGCTCCAGCAATAGTCGCAAACTCCCAATTCTTAGTGCGGTCCACCGATAGAACTACGTTCTCTTGTTTGGTGATACCATCACCGGATGCTCTGGCAAATAGTTCCGATGCTATCCAAGATTGAGCAGTGCCAGCAATGAACTGGTTTAGTCTGTAACGCCTAGCTTCATGTTCTGGAATTGAACGGATGTCCGACAGCACAGTGTTTAGGTCTAAACGTCCAGCGTCAATAGATGGGTTAGCCATCCTTAGAGCCAGCGGTTCGTCCACCTGTGAGCCATCTGGAGCTTGCCAGCAAAAGAAACCAATACGCTCCAACTCTGGGTCACCTTGCGCAGCAGCAGTTCCAAGTTTGTATAGATCTAACAGCGTTTCACTCGACTGGTCACCAGCAGTAGTAATTCCGATAACCATTCCATCCTTACGCTGGGCAGTTCCTAAAACAGCTGCGGACCACATACCTTTTTTAGCGAGATGCAACTCATCAAATAAACACAGTGACATCGGGATTCCTTGGAGCGCAGATTCTTTAGCAGCCTTGACATCGTAACGTCCAGAACCATCGCTGGTAAGGATTCCTCGTTGCTCGGTTGCTTTCTTGAAACGTTTAGCCAGCCATTCATTCTGCTGAATAGTAAAGAGCACTCTGGAGTAAATGATTCGTGCTTGGTCAGTAGATGATGCCAGGCTAATAACTTGAGCACCTTGATTGTGCAATAGCAGACCGTAGATTCCCAAAATAGCACCCAGTAAACTTTTACCATTCTGGCGACCCATAGAAACAATTACTTGCCTGTAACGAAGTTGATTAGGGTATTGCGGATGCGTAGATGGGTAACGCTCCAGCATGTGTTTTAGTAACCACCTCTGCCATTCATCCAACTGGATGCCTTCAGGTTGCTCTGGTGATTTCCATGCGACGTTTACCAACTCGATGAGCTTGTTACCGTCAGTCAGAAACTTATTTGATAACGGCTTAGTGTAAATTGCTGGAAGTCTAAGACCATACTTGAGCGATTGTTTCATCGCTTGAGAATTGCCTCTAACGGATCATGAGCACCTTGGTCGCCAAGTGAGCGTTTCAATTCAAGGTAAGTTTTACGAAGTTCGGCAGCAGTGCTGGTGTTGGCTTTTGCATCAAAGTCTTCAGCTAGTGCCAGGCAGATTCGTGCCAGAATCTTTTGGTCCAGTTGTAGTTCTAAACCGTTTAGCCATTGTTCTAAAGCATCCTTGACCATGCTGGTCCTCTCTCTCGGATAATTTACCCCATCGGTACGAATGCCAGAACTTGCGTGGGATGAAACGGCACCCATAGAAAAAACCCTACCACTCACGCAAGGAGTAATAGGGCTATTCTGGTGACTCAACTTTAGGCTATTGCCACCGTTCATTAGACCACGTTATGCGTTCTAAAACTTTATCTTGTTTGAATCCGTTGCATCTACGACACATGGATTGCAGATTGCTGATGTCGTGATTAGGTGGGTCGCTTGCGATCATGTGGTCTATGGTCCAGTCGTTGCCCTCCAGGTCTTTGCCACATCTCACACATATTGGGTCAAGTATGGTCTTAGCGTATGCCCTTGCCTTGGCCCATTCGGGACTGCTATGCCAGTTAGCCATTAGTCGTCTTTAGCTTTACAAGTTGAGCATCGTACACCGTAGCATGGACATTCATTGTCGCCACATGGATCGCATGCACATTCATCGTCATTCACTTAGGGACTGCTTTGCGTTAGCGTCTGCGACTATCTTGCGGTACATCTTGATGTTGCGAAGTATTGTGTCCATAGCATCGTCATATCCCACACCGTAATCATCGTCACGCTTGTTATCTTCTTTGTATGTTTTCACTAAGGTTTCGATGCTGTCTAGTGTGGTTGTTGCTACCTGGTCGATTAGTTTTGCTGCACTCATTTGAGCCCTCTTATCTCGTTGATTAGTTGTTGTGTGGTTTGTGATTTGTTAGCCCAGAACGCTCCTGAACCGATGTTTAGTGATTGTGTGAACCATTGTTGCTGGTGTGATTGTAGCAGTTTGATGATGTCGTTTAGCATGCTTTGGCGGTGTAGCTCTTTCATCATTGCCTCATGTTTGATTTGCCAGTCACGTTCGATGGAGTCCCATGTACCTGGTCGGTCGTTGCATTTGCAGTTTGTTTTCACGATCACCTCTCGCACTCTCGGATTGCTACTTCTTCGGACTTACCTGCCCAGCAGTTGTGTTGTGTTTGCGCCCATAGAACTAAAGTGCCGATTAGCACTGTTAGAGCGATGATTGCTGTTGTTATGAAATACAAGGTTTCTCTTTTAGTTAGGTCTGGCATCTGTGTCTCCTAATGGCATGGTGGATTTGGTGTTGATGAACGCGATTACGTCTTTGAGTAGATAACAGTTATCAAGCTCACACAGTTCACCGCCTGCGCAGTTGTTGCATAGTTGTTCGTTGATGTATTGCTTGATTCTTGTCATTTCGGCATCTCTGCCTAACTGGAACGCTGTGTTTGCGATGATTGCTGCTTTCTCTGCGATTTGGTCTTGATGCTTTCTGCTTAGTTCATGACTCATGCTTTCCTCCAGATTCTTGCTAGTCTGCCTGATTCTGTTTTAGCGGTGCCAACAACATGCACGAGATCTAGTTTGTGTAGTTCGTTTCGCATGGTGCGGATGTGTTGGTCGCTGGCTTTAGGTGCTTGATTGATGTAGACCAGATTCCGGTATGCGTCGCAGAGTTCTGGGTCTGTCATGTCCGATAGCGATAGCAGTTTTAGAATTACAGTTTTGACGTTGATTTCTTGATTACTTGTAATGCTTGCTGCTGCTAGATGTGATGTGACTGGGTCGAATCTTCTCGCGTAAGTCATTTGCGGTCTCTCCAGGCATCTTGAATTAAGATGATCACATACATTGCACTGAACACGATTGACATTGGTATGCCGATTTCGGGTTGTGTGTTTGATTTCTCGAATAGAAACATTGCACCACAGGTGAACATTCCTCCAGCTAGTATTAGTTTCATTTTGTTGCCCTCTCATTTTGTCTGCGGTGGTGCAGATGTTTAGAGTCTAAAGTGTTCCGCGCGGTCTTTTCTAGGTGTGTTTCAGTGTCGTTATCTAATCGTTACATCATCAGAATCGGGCTCTGGTGGCTCGTAGAGGGCTTGAAACCCTAAACTGACCTGTGTATCGGATGTTATAGTTCCGTCGCTTGTAGGGGCATTGTAGGGCTTATTTGAGTGCTTATGTGTCCTGCGCCATGATTTTACTAACTGGATTGCCTCTCGGTCGTCAGTTTCAAACTCTGCTCCACATGAACACACCTCACGGATCATAGTTTTTTATTCAGCCAAATTTCAACGCCGTTATCAGCTGGGACCTCGCTGTAAACCTTATGCGCCTCGATGCTAACTATTTGTCCGTCATTAGATAGAACGCCAGAGATTTGTAATGCATCACCGATACCTCTCAAAAGTTTGTCTAGGTCTGGAGCGATGTTCGGGTATTTGCGTGAAACAGATTTTGGTCTAGGCATGTAGAACGTGCAGTGCAGTGCGACTGGTCCCAGAATTGTTTGATGGTTATTTTCCATAAACGAAACTTTCGCAGCCATCACTACACTTTCACGCCATCCAGGTAACTTCTTAGAGCTCTCCCACATCACCACATGACCATTGACTACTCTGGCAGTCTTTGAACCTTGCGGTGCTGGGTCACCATAGACACGGATGTACATAATCTAGAACGGAGCGTTTCCAGTTGCCGGTGGTGTCTCAATTGTGTTCCATCCGTTATCTACCTTTGGAGCTAGTGGGACGGCGTGTGAGTTTACGGTGAATGAAACGTTATTGAGTGAGTGCTCGACTACCTGGTATGTTGTGCCATCCTTTTCGAATGAACCTGCCTTAGTGCCTAGGTCACCTGTGAATGTAACGACATCATCTTTTACGATTGAACTTGCTGCATCTAGCCACATGGTCCATTGACGTTTCTTATCTACTGGAACACCTTTGACCAGGATCGTAAATGACTCCCAACCTTTGATGACTCGACCCTTGTAATCACCGTTCTCGGCGACACTTGAAACTGCTATTTGAACTTGAACTTTAGCCATGTTATCCACAGGCCCTCTCTTATAGTTAATTGTTTTTATATTGTTTTTATATATTGTTTAGTTAAGTGACATTAGTGTCACCGTATTGCTACCTTAGATGTCACCGTATATGTCGTAGATGTCACCGTATTTGACCTTGGATGTCACGTGTTTTGAAGTTATCCACAACCTCAAACATCGGTACTTTTGGGTCAAAATTTCTGTGATGAACACCACCTTGGCATTCACCTGGACACGGAATATTTATCCAATATCTGTTGGTCTTATGACCACCATAGGACTGTCCATCGTGTCTGTTCAAAATAAGTTCGCCAGATTCCTCTAACACCGCTAGAGCTCGTATGACTTGACGTTCAGAAACTCCAGCATAGATCGCGAGACGGCTAAT